ACTTTGCAGGTACTAAAGCTATGTTTAATCAAGGCTTTACTATTGAAAGACCATTTGAACGCATGATAGACAATGAAAAACGTGAGTTCAATTTGGAATATGCCGAAGCTGAATGGCAATGGTACTTATCAGGTGATAGATCAACTGCTAAGCTTGGTGAAATATACGGTAAGATACCTCAGATATGGCAACGTATGTCTGATGGTAATGGTAATGTCAACTCTAACTATGGTTGGCAATGGGAAAGAGGCTGGCAGCTAGATAAAGTTGTAGCACAGTTAAAAGAAAATCCCGATACTAGACAAGCCACAATATCTATATATGATGGTAAAGAAATATCTAAGTATAAATACGACACGCCTTGTACTTATGCTGTACAATTTACAGTTTTAAAAGGCAAAATAAATATGTGTGTTGTAATGCGGTCTAATGATTTATGGTATGGCTTTTGCAATGATCAATATTGTTTCAGCAAACTACAAGAGTTAGTATCAGAAAGAACAGGATATGATATAGGTACATACTATCATTTTGCACACAACTTACACATATATAATGATAAATTACCTGAACAAAATGTGTTAACATCAAGAGCTAGAACTTATGGATAAAATTAATTATTATTTATACCATATACCGGGTAAAAAAATAGGTGTTACACGTGATCTTATATCCAGAGTCGTAGACCAACAAGGTTACAGCTTAGACGAAGTAGAAGTTCTAGAACAAAGTACAGATATAGATTATATATCTGACCGCGAGTTAGAACTTCAACAGTCTTACGGTTACCGAGTTGATAGACAAAAATATAAAGATCTATATATTAATAAAATAAAATCAAATACAATGCATATAAACGCGACAGAGCAGACCTCCACATTTCCAGTGCCAGTAACTAAATTAAAAGGCAGGTTATTAGACAACATGGGTAAAACTTGGTTAACATCTCACGGAAAGTTTGAGATAAACAATGATACTATAAGGTGGATAATGAATAATGTAACAACATCTCAATATACAATGGAGAGATGTTATATATACAATAAAGCATTTGCTAAATATTTTAAAACAAGTAAATTTCCATTTGGCGAAGATGCTTATCAAGCTTATTATGATACTATCAATAAAAGAGCAAAAGCTAATGGCAACTGGAGATACGATAGTGTAGATCCTATTATAGCTAATGAAGCTACTAGGTTTCAAAAGATAAGAGACTGGGCAGGCGAAAGAGGCTTATATACTAAAGGAGATACTAAAACACAGTTTTGTAAATTAATGGAAGAAGCTGGTGAATTAGGTAGAGCTGTACTTAAAAATGATAATGAAGAGTTTGTTGATGCTATAGGTGATATGGTAGTCGTATTAACTAATATGGCTCATCTTGGCGGTACAACTATTGAAGAGTGTATTGACACAGCATACAAGGTAATATCAAAACGTACTGGTAAAATGGTTAACGGAACATTTGTTAAAGATGAAAAGTAAGACTATATTATTCAGAGATCCTGTCGTAGAAAGAGTCTGCGATAAGTTCGTTAAACGTTCTGATGTTGGTTATGCTAAGTATGGTAGAACATTACACGATGAAAGAACTGGTGGACATAAAGATCTGGCTGGTTATTTAAATGATGTACAAGAAGAGTTAATGGATGCAATACTTTATATTCAAGCTGCTAAAGAAGAGTTAACTGAAGATGGTAGAGAAAACATCTTAGGTGTTAACAAGCCTTTGCCAGAAACTTTTAGACCACCACATCCTTCACACGCTTCATCTGCGCAATTAGACTGGGACGATCATGTCGCGCCGGTTTAAACGTAAGAAAGGTCCGGTAAGATCTAAAAAAGTTAAACATGATGGCATACAATTTGCATCAGGTTTAGAAAAACACATGTACATAGCTCTTAAAAAAGCTAAGATAAAAGCAAAATATGAGGGGCAAACTTACGAGCTTGTCCCTTCTTTTGACTTCCAACAAGAAGCTTATGAAAGACAAAGTAATGGAAAAGGTGAATACCGTAATCGAGGTAATAAAAAAATACTTAATATCAAGTATACTCCAGATTTTGTGGGAGATGGCTTCATCATTGAATGCAAAGGACGTGCTAATGAATCTTTTCCCATACGCTGGAAGTTATTTAAAGCTTATGTACACAAACACTTACCGAAAGTTACGTTATACAAACCTCAAAATCAAAAGGAATGCGAAGAAACCGTGAACTTAATTCTTGGGAAAAGAAAGACTTAGCCCGAAGAAAATACGCTGAAAGACAACTGCAAAAGTTTATAGACTGGAGCATACAATCTAAAGGTTATTTAAAATATAAAGATTTAATAAAATACTCAGAAAAATATGGCACGTCAACAGATAAGCGCTAAACTAGAAAAAATAAAAGTTAGAAGAAAAGGTGTACATGCTAAGACTAAAACATCTAGTTCTACATCTAGTAAATTATATAAAAAGAAATACAAAGGACAAGGAAGATGAAAGAAAGTACTCTGCTAGAGATGCAGAATAAAATTGCGGCATTAACTAGAGTTGTGCAACAAATGATAAATGAAATGAATATACTTAGTACCGCTGCAATGGGTACTTTAGAAACTGTAAAATTAATGCCAGGTTATGATAAGGCTATAGAGTTCTTAAAAAAAGAATCTGACGAATTAAAAAAAGAAAACAAAGATGGAGTTAAGCAACAAGATACTAAGTGATATAACAGTTTATATGAAGTACGCTAAGTTTGTACCTGAGTTAAACCGTAGAGAGACTTGGGCCGAGTTAGTTACAAGAAATAAAAACATGCATATTAAAAAATATCCTGCTTTGACTGATCAAATTGAAGAAGCTTATAAATTAGTATATGAAAAGAAAATTTTACCAAGTATGCGTTCGCTACAGTTCGGAGGTAAACCGATTGAGATCTCGCCTAATAGAGTCTATAATTGTGCTTATCTACCTATTGATAGCGTTGAGTGTTTTCATGAAATAATGTTTTTATTATTAGGTGGAACCGGAGTAGGTTACTCTGTACAGCAACACCACGTAGCTAAATTACCTATAGTTAATAAGCCTTATGTTAAAAGAACTAGAAGGTTTTTAATAGGTGATAGTATTGAAGGATGGGCTGATGCTATAAAAGTTCTTATGAAGTCTTATATGGGTAATAAGAGATCATCTAGCGTACAGTTTGATTTTTCTGATATTAGACCAAAGGGAGCTCAATTAGTAACGTCTGGAGGTAAAGCACCAGGACCACAACCATTAAAAGAGTGTATACTTAAAATTAAAGGTATATTTGATGGTAAAGAAGATGGAACACCATTAACAACTTTAGAAGCACATGATATTGTTTGCCATATTGCTGATGCTGTATTAGCAGGCGGTATACGTAGAGCAGCTTTAATTAGTTTGTTTTCTGCAGGTGACGATGAGATGATCTCGGCTAAGTCTGGTAATTGGTGGGAGACAGATCCACAAAGAGGTAGATCAAATAATTCTGCTGTTCTAATGAGACATAAAGTAACTAAAGAGTTCTTTATGGATTTATGGAAACGTGTAGAGCTATCAGGATCAGGTGAACCAGGTATTTATCTTAACAACGACAAAGACTGGGGCACAAACCCTTGCTGTGAAATAGCATTAAGACCTTTTCAGTTTTGTAACTTATGTGAGGTAAATGCTAGTGATCTTGAATCACAAGAAGACTTTAACGATAGAGTTAGAAAAGCAAGCTTTATAGGCACACTACAAGCAGGCTATACTGACTTTCATTATTTAAGAGATGTATGGAGAGAAACGACAGAGAAGGACGCCCTTATCGGTGTATCAATGACCGGGATAGGGAGTGCCGCTGTGCTGCAGTTGGATATGAAGGCCGCTGCAAGTATAGTAAAAAGAGAGAATACAAAGACAGCTAAGTTAATTGGTATTAACCCAGCTGCAAGATGTACAACCGTGAAGCCTGCTGGGACGACATCTCTGGCATTAGGAACTTCTTCGGGTATTCATGCGTGGCATGCAGATTATTATACGCGTAGAATCAGAGTTGGTAAAAATGAATCTATGTATAAGTATTTAGCAGCTAATCATCCTGAATTAATTGAAGATGAGTTTTTCAGACCTCATGATACTGCAGTAATTAGCATACCACAAAAAGCTCCTAAAGGTTCTATACTTAGAACTGAGTCACCATTTGATCTACTTGAACGTATAAAGAAAGTAGCTACAGAGTGGGTTAAACCTGGCCATAGGAAAGGCTCTAACACTCACAATGTATCTGCTACTGTTAGTTTAAGGCAAGATGAGTGGGATCAAGCTGGTAAATGGATGTGGGAAAATAGAGATCATTACAATGGATTATCTGTATTACCATACGATGGCGGAACTTACACTCAAGCTCCATTTGAAGATATAAGTAAAGTTAACTACGATATGGCTATGAAACATTTAAAAAATGTTGATTTAACTAGAATATCAGAGACTGAAGATGAAACAGATCTTTCAGGTGAATTAGCTTGCGCAGGAGGCGCGTGTGAAATAACATGAAACGATTAGCAATTATAGGAGGTATTGGTATGATGACAATGGCTGGTACTAATATGATTTGGCATAAACAAAAGCCAAACTTTAATGCAAACACACTTGCGATAGCAAGCGGCGCTTTTATAGTGTCAATAGGTATAACTATTAAAATATAAGGTATGATGTGTCCATTATGTCTAGGCGGTATTTGCGAATACTGTAACAGTTAAAATAATAAAAGGGGAGGTCATTACGACTTCCCCTTTTTGGTTACAGGAACTTTTGGGTATGGTGCCCAGTTTTTTTTTGTTCCCTATATTTGGATTTTTAATTTTCTAAACTTTGGACTTTTTATTTTGAGTTTCTTTTTATCTTTTTCTTTTTTAGCTTTAATTGCTTCTTTTATTTCTTCATCTGTCTTACCTTCTTTCTTCATCTTTTCTTTCATCTTTACTTCCCAAGGCTTGTCAGAATCTAAAGGTTTAAAAACTTTATTTTTAGATTTTTGTAATTCTAATATCTTCTTAACTCTATCTTCTTCGTTTTTAAGCTTACTTAATTCATACTGCTTTAAATTATACTGTTTTAATATACTTATTTGTTCCCAAGCATTATACTTATTAGGTTCTTGTTCATATATTTTTTCTTGATCTTCTAACTTCTGTTTAGAAGTTTTTAACTGCCACTCAGGCCAACCACCTAACATAGCTATTCTTTGCCACATATCGTTATCTTCATCTAAAGATCCTTGTATATTATTAAATTTATTTAATACTCTATCTAGAGGAACGTTAGTAATTGCAGTTATAACTTTAGCACTAGCTTCATAAGCAGGATTAGTTAATGCAAATCCCTCTGTGGTCATCATCTTTCTTCTTTTTTTATTATCAAAGTTCCAAGCGGCATTTTTTAATTTAGATATTTTAGAATATATAGGTGGAGACAACTTAGTAAATTCCCAAACAGAGTCAACATACTCAGGCCTTTTTCTTCCAGATCTTTCATAAATATCTAATAAAAAGTTTTTACCTACAGATACTGCAGCTCCACCAATACCTAAACCTCTTAAAGTAGAATCTAACATACTGTTAAGAACTTTAAAGTATTTTTTACCTTTATCTTTTTCGTAAGCTTCTAGCTCTTTATCTGTCATTTCATCTTCATCATCTCCAAAACCTAAAGCAAAAGTAGCTTGTTGTAACATGTTAAATATTACATTTTGAGCAACTCCGTAATACACTATTTTACTTATATTTGTTTTAGCATCTCCTCTACCATTTACTAAATCTTGAATAGCTCTTTTTTGTATTCTAGCATATTGCATAGGTGTGTTTGCCCACGCTAGTATTATTCTACCTAAATCACTAGATTGTTGAGCAGATATTTTACTTGGATCAGAAGACTGTTGAGATATTTCTGCTGTCTCTTGCCACTCTAACATAGCTTGTTCTTCAGCTGCTTTTTGATCCATACCTTGCTTAACTAAATCATTAACTCTATTTCTATAAAAAGTAGCACCACCTGAAGCTATAGCAAAGCTATCAGCATATTGAGTTGGCAAATAACCTTTTTGTAGTATATAAGCTATTGCAGCTTTAGCTTTGTTTTTGCTTGTAGCAGCAGCATCAGCTATTTCAGATTCAGATATATTAAGTCTTAAACCGTTACGTCTATCTCTAAGGTAAGTAGAGTTCATTAACATAGTAAAATCTTTCCAATACTGCTTTTGATTAGCAAAAGCTTTACCAGCTTGTATAGGATTATTAAAACTCCAATTCATAAAGTTTACTGCAGATATTGTTTGAAGAACTGCTGATCTAGTATTAAAGAACATAACAGCTCCAACAGATCCGTTTATATAATCTAAAACTTGATTACTTAATCTATTACCTGTCTCTAGTCTATTTCTACCAGCTTTCATCCTAGCTAGTATATTTTCCATTGCTTCTCTATATTTAGTACCGTATAAAGCTTCTAACTTGTTTAAGTTTTCTTCAGAAAACATAGCGTTAACATTGTCGGTATATCCAGATTCAGCTAAAAATTTAGATCTCTTTTCTTTATTTATTATATCTATTAAATCTCCAGTAATACTACCAGCTAACCAACTCTTAGTAGGATCAGTATACTCTTCTTCTTTAGTTAAAGCTTGTAGTTGATCTGCAAAAAGTTTTAATTTAGGATTATTTTCTATTGCATCTGATAATTCCTTTAAATCTCTATTAGATAAACCAGGAATTGTTTTGCCAGACTTATTCCATAAATAAACTCTAACTGCTTGCTCATTTGTAAATCCAGAATCATTTTTCTTTCTTAAATCTTTAGGAACATCAAGAGATTTTTTTAATTGTCTAAAATCATCCATCATATTTATTCTAGCAGCTCTTAAACCTTCCATAGCTCTAGCGTAAGGATCAAGTAAATTTTCTTTATACCAAGCCATTTGAGCGTCACCTTTAGTTCCTTTAGCAAGAGTTGTATACAATAGACCAGTTAAATCTTCAGCTGAATAAGGTATAAAAAATTTAAATTTACCTTTATTAGCTCCAATTGTTTGAGCTTTGTTAGCTGAATACTCTTTGAAAAATTCTACACCCGTTGATTCTTCTAGTAGTTTATTAAAATCTTCACTAAGCTGTTTAGATTGTTTTATTTTAGCTTGTTGAACTTTAGATTTAACACCTATAACACTTAACACATCTTGTACAGCTTTAACGTTTTGATAAGCATCATCTGCAAAATAAAAATCATTATATCCTTCTGCCGCTTTATCTATTATCCAGTTTGCTTTAGCTTCACCAGGAGACTTACCAAGCCCTACTATATTTTCTCTTTTAAACTCTAAACCTTCAGCTTTTAAGAAGTCATATATAGCTGTCTCAGCATTAGGACCTCTTGCTGTGAGTACAAACAAATCTTCATTGCCTCTTGCTTCTTTTATAGTTTGTGCAACTTTAAATAGTGGCCCACGCCCTCCTTCAGTAACATTATCAAAGTCGCTAAAGTCCATAGTCCACCCATCTTCTATCATTTGAGCTGCGTCAGTTGCAAACTTTTCTGCGTTCATTTCAACTCTTTCATTTCCTCTTGTAGCAAAAACTTTATTATTACTAGTTGCTAATGTATCGTCAAAGTCAAATACTCTAATTTTTTTAATAGGTTTATCTAAAGCATTAGCGTTTGCTAAAGCATCGTCAATACTAGCAGCTTTACTTAGCAGCTCACCCATACTCAAATCTCCTTCATCAATATCTAAAACTTTAGATTGTTTTAAAGTGTTACTAGTATTTTTGTTAGCATTATTTTGAGTTTGAGCTAAACTAGGATTATTGTTATTAGGGAATTTAGTATAATCAGCTAAAGTCTGTTGAGCTGTTTTTAAATCACCACCTAAAACTACATCTCTTATTAGTTGTCTTTGTAATGCTACAACATTAGGCATTGTATTAACTGAAGGAGCTACACCTAAACCAAAGTTTTCAGCTAAGCTTTTACCAGTAACTGGATCTATTATTTTATTTAAATTAATTCCAGCTTCAGATAATCTTATGATAGAGTCATCTAATATACTAAAACCTTTTGGTAATCTCTTATCTAGCTTAGCCTTGTCTAATAAGAAGTCATCAGCTTTAGATAATTGAGTTTGAAAATAATTTTTTCTAATAAAAGGAAATATCTCTCTAGTCTTGTTGTTAGCAATAGCCCATATTAAAGAAGCTCCCACTGTAGAAGCTGGTGGATTATGCTCTTCAATAAAAGGTCTTTTCTTTTTATTACCTTGCTTAGATCCCTCAGGTCCATAGTTAAAATCTGTAGATACTTGAGTGAAAGGAGCAGATATTTTAATTAAACCTCCCGTAGCTTGATAGCCTTGAGCTATTATTAAAGCAGCGGTTGAAGCAGGCATACCGGCTTTTACTGCATCATCTAACTCAAATGCTACATCTTCTAACACTTGCATGTTATCTTGAGATCTTTGTTTAAATTTATTTATAAAAGCTTTAGTTATTCTCTCTCTAACAGAAACTTTTTTAGGTACTAAAGCGTTCTTATCAGTATTTTTTTGAGCTGCTTCTAAAGCTGTAACATAATTAGGATCATCTTTACCATAATATAATCTACCTCTTGATGGCACTAAGTTTGTTACGCCATCAGGATAAGTTACTCCTTTTCCAATACTTCCATCTTTTTTTCTAACTGGCACCGACTCCACCCAATTTCCATTTGTTAGCTCATAAAAGTAAACTCCATCTTTTGCTTTTATTTTATTCTTTTTTAAATAAGCATCTAATCTTTTAGCATCAGGTGTTAAATCACCATTTGGTTTCTTCTTATTAACCTGCTCTCTAACTGCTCCTGCTGAAGCTGGCATAGATGATTCAAAAACATTTAATGATAAACCAAAAGTTTTAATATCACTAAGAACTTGCTTTACTTTAGCAGCTCTATTACTATTAGTTACAGTTATACTTCCTTTTGGTAGTCCAGCAATAACTCCAGCAGCATTAATATCACTAGCCTCAGCAGCTAATATTAAATCATTTACATCTTTAGTTGAAAAACCTTTCTTAAATAAAGCTCTAGGATCTCTTTGTATTTTTCTACCTACTTGAGCCATTACTTTAGGATCTGTAGCAGGTTTAAATATACTAGGTATCATATCTTTACCTAGCTCTATAGCTAAACCAGAACTAACTTGAGTTTTCTTATTACCTCTCGCGCCACTACGAGCACCTGTTTTAGGATTTTTTAATGGTGGAAATATATTTTTTAATAAATCTTCAGTTGTAAAATTTTTAAGTGTATAAGAATTTACGCCTTGTGCTGTATTTTCTACATAAACTTTATCATCAAGCATAGCTTTATCTATGTCAGCTTGTTTAGTAAGTCTTTTAGGTGGAGTAGTAAACACTCTATTCTCTGGCTTTATTTGAGATTCTAAATTAACAAAGAATTTTACAGGCATTTGCTTAAGCTTAGGAGCAATTTTCTTTATGTTCTCTTCATACGTTTTACCTGTTCCTAATGCTTGCTTTATCTTCGGTGTTAACTTTTCATCTAATACTTCTTTTATAAAAGATTTAAAGTTTTTATCCATAACATCTGGCTTTACACCAGCTTCTACTTCTAAAACAGCTGCTTCAATAGCATCTTCTAAGTCTTGAGTAACTAAAGAAGGTAAAGCTTTTTTCATAGTAGATCTTGGAACAGCTTCATCTCCTCTATCTATGTCTCCTTCTATATCTATAGTTTCATCTTTTAAATCAAACCCAGGACCTTCATCTGTTTGTTGATCTAATCTAGTATTTCCGCCTCTAGTGGTAGGAGCTTTAGCATATTCTTTTTTAACATCAAGTAAAGACTTATTTATAATAGGATTTTTACCTAATAAATAACCAAATAAACTTTCATTTTTACTTGGATCAAAATTCTTTAGAACTCTAAGCGATACATTTTCTTTTACTTTTCTTATTATATCATTTCTAACTTCTTCTGGGTTATTAGCTAAAGATACAGCTTCAGATAAAGCCTTGTCACTACTTATAATTTGATTTATAGTACCGTCTAGTAAATTAGTATTTTGAATAGCATTATAAGCAGTAAAGCTAGCTTCTGGGTCTGACTGAAACTCTTCTTTAGTTTGAAACTTTCTTTCTCCATTTGGCTCTTGAACTATTACGTCTAATACATCTTTAATTTGCTTGCTTTGTTTTGGAGGCACTGGTACTTCTTCTTCTATAACAACTTCTGTATCTTGTTCTATTTCTTTTAATTGTTGTTCTCTTTGTTTTTCTTTTCTCTCTTGTATCTCTAAACCTTTTTGAAGTTTGTCACCATCGAAAGTTACTAAACCAGCTCTTACAGCTTGCATACGCTTACTATCTACTCCGTCTACAACTGCTTTTCTATGTTCTTTTATAAGATCAATTAAATCTCTTTCATTTCTAATTTGAACAGGTATATTAAAAGTGTTTCTAAACATTGTTCTTATATTCCTAGAAATACCACTTAAAATACCTTCATTTAAATCTAGCTTAAACATGCCATCATTAGAAGTGTCATCTATAGCATCTCCAAAGAACATTACTAATTCCTCTGCTAACATTGAAGCTGTATACTTTGGATCTTTTTCGTATTGCTCTCTAAGGTAATTTATCTTTTGTTTAGCCCTTAAGTTTTGAGGATTATTAGGTAATGCATTTAATTGATTCTCTATTAAATTAGCTAAAGCAAATACTCCTCCTTCGTTTTTAGGATCTTTTAATATTTTAGATAAAAACTGATGTCTATCTTCATGAACTATAACATCTATAGCAGCATCTTTATCTATTAATATAACACCATTAGCATTATCATTATCTATAAATACACCACTCTCATTAAGTTCTTTCTTTTGCTGCTCATCTAAATTAAACTTATTTGTAACTTCTTCTTTGTTAGAATCGTCTAAAACAAATACTTCTCCATCAGGGTTTTGTTCTTGAATATTTTTAATAGCTCGTGAAGCTACTACTTTCTTTTGTAATAGCTCAGCTTTCATACCTCCAGCTGCTTGATCTTCTTTTACTACTTGTTCAATAGCTAACTCTCTGTTTTTTATCTCTTCATTTATAGCAGATGAAGCTGGACTATTTTCTGTTTTTTGCTTTTTTAAATCACTTATTTCTAGCTCTAATTGTAATACACTTTTTTGAGCTTTACTAGATAAATTATCAGGTAAAGATTCTAATATACCAGAAACATTACTTAAAGTTTCTAAGTTAAGTTTCAATTGCTTCTCTGATATTTTGTTTTGAGCGAACAATTGTTCTTGCTGAGTTTTATATGCTTTTCTAAGTTCTGGAGTTCTAGCAAATGCTGAGAAAGTAGCTATTTTTTTAGCAGAAGCTTTTTCTAAATTAGCTTGCTGTATCATACTTATACCACCACCAATACCAGCTAATGGAGCTGTAGCCATAGCAGTAATTGCAGCTGTTTCATACCATCTATTATATGTATCTTGGTCAAACTGTTGTTTATCAAAAAAGTCAAACTGATCACCTTCTCTCCAAGAGTTAACAGTGAACTTACCTAACATGTCTAAACCATCTTGAGAAAGTTCAGTAGTTATCTCACCTCCTACACCTGTAACAAACTTAAAAAATCCTTGTTTAGTTAAGTTAGATACCTCACGTCTAACTAGTCTTTGAAAAGTAAGTGGATTAAGTTTTTTACCACCTTTAAGAACTCTACCTACTATATAATTAGCTACTTTGCCTTTACTAAATACTCCTAAACTTTCAAAACCAATTTTTTCTAGTACAGTTGTTCCTATAACTATAGCAGATTTATAAGCAAGCTTCTCATTTGGACTTAAAGGTTTGTAATTAGGGTTTTCAACTTTAACAAATTTACCATCTTCACCTATAATATTGTTGCCATTAGCATCTTTTTGAAATACAAAATTACCATTTTCCTCTTTTAAAAACTTTGATTCTTCTTCTATGTTTTCTATTTCGGTTTCTATACCTTCTGCTATTCTACCACCAGCTGATAAACCAACTCCTAGACTCATAGCTCCTCCTGTGGCTAAAAAACCAAATCCCATATCAACCATCATGTCTACAAAAACACCGTAAGCTTGCCCAGGCATTGTTGATTCAAAATCTTTAATATAAAAATCATCTATATCTGGATCAGCCCATGTTTTTCTAAAGTTTTCATCAGCTATATCTCTTGCTCTTTTTTTAGCACCTTCCCAGTATTTATTTGCAGATTCTGGATCGTCAGAAGCTAATCTATTAGCGGCATTCATTAAATCAAAAACACTTCCAACTCCACCTTTCATTATGTCTTTAACTCCTGTTTTAGCTCTATTTATTGTATACTTTAAAAAATCTCCTCTACCTGAAGTATGTTCTGCCCAGTCCATAAAAGTAGCAGTAGATCTCATTAAACTACTATTAGCATCTTCTAAAAAGTCTTCTTGTAGAAATGATTGCTCAATTAAAGTTTTATAATCTTCATTTAATCTAGTATCTACATCATTAAATCTAGTTTGTAGATCAACTCTATATTCTTCACCACTTTCAAAACCTTTTCTTTTCCAAGCTTTTTCAAAGTTTTTATTTGATTTTTCATATGGTTTTAACTTTTTATTTATCAAGTTAATCATAGGTTTAGCTTGATCTTGAAGTTGTTTTATGTTTTCACTTATTTTCTTTTGTTCTTCTATTAATGGTTTTATTCTCTCAAAAGTTTTAGTATCAACTTGCCCATCGCCGTCAGGGTCTGCTTCTTTTAATATAGTATTTATTTCTACAAACCTATCATTTTGTTTAGTAATAGATTTATTTAACTCTTTTAAATTATTGTTTGTTTCAATATACTCTTGATCCTCACTTAAACTGGATACAGCTTCATTTATTTCTTTTAAAGGTTTTGAATCTTTTTCAATTTGGCCATAATCTTTTTCTATTTTACTTCTTACACTTTCTATTACTTTACTATTGCTAATTATAGAGTCCATATAACCTTTAGTCTGCTCTTCAGTGGCCATAACTAAAGCAGGTGAAGGCGTTAAGCCTGAATCTAAAGAATCTGTATTTATATAAGCCTGATCATACCCACTTGTATTTTTATGGTCTTGAATAGACTTTAGCATAGCATCTTTAACTAATTGACTACTTTTGTATGAATTACCAAGATCTTCCTGAGCATCGTCTAGATACATTATAGATTCGTAACCATCACCAGCTATTGATTTCTTAGCGAAAGGTCCTCTTATGCCTAGTATTCCAGGTTGACGACTACCTTCACTATATTCCTCTGTATTAACACTATATGAAGCTATCGGCGTTTGACCATCTTTAACAGACGCTTGTTGCGTGTATACATCCATAAAGCTAGTAACTCCTTCGTTCATTAGATTACCATCTTTATCTAGCATAGGTTTGTATTCTGGTCTATAGTATATATCAATACTTTTATCATCGCTATTTTCAACAGCAACAAAACCATACGCTTCAAAAGTTTCATTAAATAACTTTGCAGAAGTGTTTTGTTTTAGATTTACTGGTACATTTGATACATTTAAAAAATCATAACTTAATTGAGGGTCACTAAATATATTTTCAATTAGCTGTTCTGGTTTTCTAACATCATCTAGTTTTATTTTTTCAGCATTAGGTATTATTATTTCATCTACACCTGTTGTTAAGGCATTTTTTATTCTAGAATTATAAGTAAATGTTTGATCTTTTATTGCTTGATCTTCTACTTCTTGACTTATACTAATAGTTCCATCTGGTTGGTCAGAGTCTATTCTAGCTTCAGGCAACGGAACATCATAAAAACCTGCATCTTTACTAGTGTAAATTCTACCGTCTAAAGTTCTGTATATAGGAGTTATTTTATCAAATCTCATTTCACCTTCTTCATAATCAGGGTAGGCAAATTGTTGAGTTAGCTTTTCGTTATTTGAGTTTATTTGTTTATTAATTTCATTTATTTGATTAATAACTTTTTTATAATCTAAATCTCCTTCATTTAAGTTTTCTAAACTTTGCTGCAATTGTTGAACTTCTTCATTGAGTCCATTAGTAGTTTCTTGTAACTTTACAAACTTGGCTTGATCTAATCTTTCACCTTCTAACTTATCTAATTCAGCTTGTTTTTCTGGATCTAAAAAAGAAAGAACGTTAGGAGATTTATAATCTACTTTAAAACCTTCTTCTACAAATTCTTTGGTAGCATAACCTATAATTTCAGAATTAGGAATTTCAACTTTATTTTCCTCATTCCATTTAGCATAATTTTCTTTTTCTTCTTCTGGTATTTGATCAACTGTTATTACATTAGTTAAACCATTGTCTTGCATTATTTTTTTAACTTTCCTATTCTTTTTCTGCATTTCTTCATAGGTCAAGTCAAAGTTTACGTCATCTACAATACCTAAAGCTTTTTGTTTAGCTTGCTCTTTTTGTAGTTTTTTACGTCTTAATCTTTCTAGAATAGATATTGGAGGATCTGTATCATCTACTTCTACCTCACTTTCATCTTCTGGCTGTTCAACTTTTATATCTGTTTGAGCTATCTCAACTGGCTTTATCTCTTCTGGTAATTCCAAAGAAATACTTTCCTGCTCTGATACCGTATTCTCTTGTGCTGGAGTTTCTGATGCTACATCCGCACTCTCTGCAACATCTACTGGCTTTTTTTCGTTTTCATCTTCTAAGACTTCTATTTTGTTTTCAGATAGATATGTATCTAGATCTTGTCCTGTTGCTTCTAAAGCAGCGTCTATGTCTTCTCGAGTGTACTCGTTGTTGTTCCAAATATATTTCATTAATTATAATTTTAAAATTATGCCATACCGGGTAATGGTGGTAATGTTGGGTTTGTAGAGCCTCCATCAGACTCTTGGTTAGAAGCTATAGGTTGAGTTCTATCTATATTATTTTTAGCTTTATAGTGAGACTTGTCGGTAATTCCTTTTGCGTTGTCGTTAATTTCATCTATAAAAGCATCGAAATCTTTAGTAATTTTAGGTTTAGGTATTATATCATCACCTTTAAGTTCATAAACCATATTAGCGTCTACGTCTTCTATGGTAAAAACCTTTGGAAATGCTGCAACTAATTCTACCCCTGTGTAATATCTTCCTTCACCAACGCCATTTAAGACTGCTGTTATACCTTTATTATTACTTTTACTACTTAATGAATCAAAGTTTTGATAAAGTTCATTATAGTTATAACCAGCTTTGTTATCAGTTCCAGCCGCTGTCTTTTGTAATCCAGGTGCATACTTGTTTATTTCTGTAACGTCTAATTTTATACCTTCACCAGTAGATAAAGTTACACTCATGTCTTCATTAAAATCTTTTAAATCACTTACTGTTACTCCATTTCCAACTATACCAGTATCTCCACCTTTTTCTCTTTTAACATATTGATACATGAGTTTCTTAGCTCTAGCTATTTGTTCTGGAGTTCCTTTATATATCATTTCACCGCCTTCTTCGTTTTCATCAGGACCACCAAGCATTTGCCAATTACTTTGTTGTAAGTTTGGATCGTAATTACTAGCTAAGCCTTTAGAGTCTATGAATAAATTTACTTTATCTTCTAGCATTTGGTTAGCATTTTCATAATTTTTTATTCTTTGTGTAATTACTTTTTTCTTTTCTTCTTTAGTTAATGTCTCTTTAGAGCTAGATGTTGTTACTAATTGTTTGTATTGATTTTTTGTGCCATCATCAAATATAGTATCTACTACGTCTTTTAAATATTTACCATCTGTTACGTTTACTAAGCCTCCTACATCACCACCTTCAACAGCTTTTTTATAATCTCCTTCTTCAATTAATAGTTTATTCTTACCATTAAAAGACTGAGCTGAAGTATATTCTACATAAGATTTTCCATCTTTATATATATATTTAAACCTACCTTGATTTTGTTTTAAATGTATTTGTTTAGCGGCATCTTGTCTTAATTCAAAGTCAGGCTTGCCATCATAAAGTAGTAAACCATTCATGTTAGCAGCAGGCTTTATAACACTTCCATTATAATCCCAAGCTGTAGAAGTGTTGTCTACTGTTTGATTTAAAGTAGCTATAAAACCAGGCGCTTGTTTTAGTATAGTGTCTATGTTCTTTTTATATTCCATATACTCTTCTGACCCTTCATCAACTTGAGACATCTTTTCCCAATAACTTTCTATTTCATCTTTAATATTATCTACCGGTCCACCATGTTCTTGTAAATACATAGATTCTATATCAAAACCTGGCTCATATATAGGATTAATATCTTGAAGAGAAGCATTAGGATCTTTAGCTAAAGCTTCTTGATAAGCATTATAATCTTCTTCTAATTGATCTTTAGTTATTTCTATCTGCTGCATTTCAGTATCATAACTTCCAGGAATTAAACTAGATTTACGATTAGCAGTAGTATAATCATTTATAGTTAACACGTTATCACTAAACTTTGAGTTAAAATTAGCAACACTTTCATCTACTCCTTTTTTATAAGTATATTCTCTTCTTCTTCTAGCATTAGCTTCTTTTTCTTGTCTCTTTATTTCGTCAGCTTTCTGTTTGTCTGATTTTTGTCTTTCTTTTTTTCTTGCTTCAATTTGAGCAAGTATTTGCGTTCTGTTAGCATCTAATGATTTTACAGCTTCGCCAAGAGAAGTATCTAATATTCGTGTGGGATTTTCGTAACTCATATTCTAGTTTTATTTACATTTTACCAAGTGCTCCAGTAAGCCCAGTAGCAGCACCAGTAAAAGCGCTCATAGCTTGAGATTGATACGCCATTTGTTGTGCTAAGTTATTGTCGTACATAGCTTGAGCTCTGTTAAGTTGTTGCATGTCTCTTGCATCTTGCTGTGCGTAAACAAACGCAGCTCCATCAACTTCAGCTTGTTGAACTCTTTGTTTTTCAGCCATAATTTTTGACTGCAATTGTTGTTCACCTTCAGCTCTCATTTTATTGTTAGAAGCTTCTTGACTCTCAATATCAGCCACTACGCCTTGTTTACTTTTAGCAGCAGCCATTGCTAGAGCTGTAGCGCCACCGCCACCAAATCCACCAGCCCTCATGGTGTCTAGACTATTTGCTAAAGCTATGTCTGCTTCTTCTATTTTCATTTCAGCAGCTTGAGTAGCTACTCCTAAATTTGCAAAAGGATTAGATAATTTTCCACTTAAATCTTCAATATTATCATATGGATTTATTATAGGTGTTCTAGCATTTTCTAAGTCAGTTATATTTTGCGCTAAACTTAAACCATCTTTCTTAGCTTTATTAGCTTTACTAGCTGCTACTCCACCTACCGCTGCTGATATTCCAGCGCCTATTAAAAGTGATCCTACTATAAATGCCATATTATTTATTTTTATAATTTTTAAATTCTTCTTCAGTAAAAGATACTATTTCTTTTTCTAGTTCTTCAATGTTTTTAGTATTGCTTGGATTTTTATGAACGTTTACAAATATTGATTGTTCATGCGCATATATTAACCTTTTAGTTCCTGGCTCGGAAACAACATAGCATGGAGCTACATAATCTTCTAGTTTGTTATTTGAATATATGCTTAATTTTCCAGTTAATAAAAACCAAACGTGTTTGTGGTTATGTATAGCACCTACTACTACAGAGCCAGCTACCATATCCATGCGTCTTATATAAAGTTGATCAGCAAAGTCATGTATTAATGGAGCGTGAGGAGTTTCTACTATACTCTCACCATTGCCATAACTTTCTAAAACTTTATTGTTTTCTATTAATTCTTCTATATTCATATTTAATTAAATTTAAGATGATCTTACAAATGTAGATCCTACTGACCAAAGCTCTTTAACACCTCCTATATTAGTAGACTCATCAGTTGATATAGTTACGGTAGCAAAAAATCCTTTTATGCCTGATTTTTGAGCTCCAAAAGAAACTTCATAAGGTGCAACTGGAGATGAGTTTATTAAATTAGCAGTGTATAAATTTTCTTTTAAATGAAAGCCAGCATGTTTAGGTTGGCCTGTTATACTATCTACATAGTAACCATCTTGTAAACTTTTAACTACAGCACTTGTATCAGAAGTTTCTAAAAAACTATTATCATAATAATTTTCTACTTGACCTGTTGCACCACTTTCAAACTTATCAACTTGCCATCCAGCTGATCCTTCGTAATTAACTGTTAAAAAATTCTTTTTAAGACTAGGTGATTGATTAAACAAAAACGTTATACTAGACTTAGATGGGCTTGAGCCATAAAAACTATTATGAGGTACTGTTTGATCATAGTGATCCCAAACTTGATTCTCAAAAGTTGATATAAAAGAATTGTTTAGACTATCCATAAGTATAGGCGTGTAAGTATAGAAACTAGTCCAACCTAAAGCACTCTCATCAAAAGATAAAGTTTCAGAAGCTCTTTTCATGTCTACACCACCTCCATTAACAACACTATTAGGTGTTTGTATAGATAAAGTATAAACATCTTGATACATATCGTAAGCTCCAACAACTTTATTATTATCCCATTTAGATATAAAAAAAGGAGTTTTACCTGATATAGTTATCGCTCTATCTATAATCACTTGTCTTTTGTTATTATTACTACCACCTTGGTCACTAACAGCTCCTAAGTCTAATATAGTATAAACATTACCTTGATATGTAAAGTTCATACCTATTTCTAAACTTCTAACTGCATTGCTAATTACTTCAAATTCAAAAACATTATTTAACGGAGAGTCACGATTAGCAACTTGAATTCCGTATTTTTGAAAATCATTATTTATTACTTCAAATTGATCTCTAAAATAATCTTTCATACCATATTGTGATACTTCAGTTATACCATCCATTGATAACCTACACACAACACCTTTATTATTGTCTACAAAATAACTTCTAAAACCTTTTTTAGCAAAAGATTCTGGAAAATTACCAATACCATATTCACCTGCAAAAGGTAAATTTTGACCTAATACTAAAGTAGAAGCTGTTAGCTGTGGATTACCGTCAGCTGTAAAAATAGCGTCTTTATCCACTAGCGTTCTACTAACTTTTAAATCTTGAAAAATTCTTAAATCTGTATCTGTTGCGTAAAATTTTCTTATACTACCATATCTAGGATCTACTTCTTTAGTTATATTTTCAGCAATAGAAAAAACATTAGTTGCATTAAAACCAGTTGCTGAATTAAATACTCCTGAAAATATTATACCATTATTACTAGTTTGCCCACTATTATTTTCTGTAGATAAATAAGCTCTAGGCCCTAATTCAGTTTGATTATTATTATAACCTCCTCTTATTCTAGATTCTTCAACATACCAAGATTGATCTTTGACAGTAGTATTAAGATTTGCAAGAGCTGGAAATGTAGGGTATCCAGTAGGGTTCCAAGGTAGACCTGGCCACTGTGCAATAATATCACCCCATGGTGGTCTACTAGAAGTAGGGTTTATACCTGCTTTCTTTAATAAAAAAGAGTTGAAATAAGATGTTTCTACAATAGTACTCATATTTATATATTAATTACCAATAAAAGGTGAAATGTTGACAAGTAGATCTTGCTCAACGTCTAAAGACAAAGCTGTTGGTATATTCACACCACCAGTGGGAGAATAAGTAGCGTCTGTTAATCTAGTTTTTATTTGGAACTTGGTAGTGTATTGAGCTTGTCCTGCTTTTAATGAGGTTGGAGCTCCTGAAGGAGTAGCTGATGGAACACCTGGAAAAGTTACACCTTGCTGCGCTCCACCACCTGGAAAATCCCACCAGATTTGATATTTAGGATTTCCATAAACAACACCACTCCACGCTGCAGCGCCATTTGTAGGACTAGATTGCCCACTACCGCTTCTAGAAATAGGAGCAACGCCAGTTTGACCTGCTGCATTTTTATAAGGCACGTATGGTAAGAGAGCGTCTGGTAAATAAGTAGCACTAGGTACTGAACTTGAAGTAAATATATAAGGCCACCAAGGATTAATAGCTTGCAGTCTATGGTAGACAGTTTCATAGATACTACCGCTTTCTTGAGTTTGAGTTTGTGCTGGATAACCTACCGAAGTTGGTACAGCGCTAGTGTTTCTCATCTCTAAACGAGGTACATAAGTTCCAGAACCATTATTAACTTTAAAGCCTCCAGGAGCGTCTATAAAAACATTGTTAACTCTCCATAAGAATTTATAATGATTACCTATTGGAATAATCTCTCCAGCAAATGCCCCAGGATCAAAAACTTCCCAATACAAACCTGCCTTAGCATTAAATGGAGTTATAGCAGGATCGTCAGCGTAAGCACCATTTCTACCAACTATAACACCAGCTGCTAAAGCATCTGAATCTAATGTGTTTGTGGGTACACCACCTGCACTAGCAGGAGCTCCAGTAGGGTTCCAAGATCTATTACTTGGTAAAACAATTTCACTATTTACTAAACCTACAACACTAGGTGTTATATTTGTCAAAGAATTATTATTAGTAGGAGGACCATAAGATATATTACTACTTAAAACTATTCCTGCTAGATTAGTGTTTGTTACAGTAAAGTTAAACTGATAATTTTCAAAAGATCCATTTGAAGTAAAAACAAAAGTTCCATTTGGAAAAGTTGCTGTTTTAATTCTATATTTAAAACTTACAGCATCTTTTTCTACTATAAATTTATTAGTAACATCTACACCTAAAGCGGTAAAAACAGACGCTATTTGACATGTAGTATTAGCGTTAGTTAACTCTAGTCCACCAGCACTAACAGGTACAAAATCGGTACTACACACAGTATTAGGCGCTACACTTTCAGGTAATGTAAACACAAAATCAGTAATAGACCTAGGAGAATCAACATCTCCTTTGTTTATATCTATATTTAATTGCTTTATAGTTCCAGTTGTAGGAGTTTCATAAAATATATCTAAATTAGATCTCGTAGGATTTGTTTCATATATAGCTAAACCTGGAAATAAATACCAAAGTTTTTCAGCACCACTACTAGCGGTTAAAGTCATTGCTGACGCAAACTTACCACCTGCTATACCTATAGATTTTCTTGTTGATATTTTACCAATCAAAGGACTAGCATCTTCATTTAAAGTTATAAGTGGTGATTGAGTGGCATCTCCTTCTATATTGTAAAAAGGTGATAAATTATATCCACCTTGTCCAGCTGTAGTTGAAAAAGAAAACCAAGGTCTACCTATTGTTGTGGTTAAACCTAAGTCTTTCATGCTGCCTATAGTAGTAACTATATCAGGTAAACTCAGCGGTCTATACTGAGTGTTTTTATTTTTTTCTTGTGTAGAGGTACTTCCTCCAAAAAATGTATTAGTTACTCTTCCAAAAATCTCTTCAGAAGAAGCAAACTGAGACTGAGTAGGCCCAACCTCTTGTAAATCTCTTGGTATTTTATTTATATTATCGCCATGAAGAACTATATAAGCTTCACTGCCACTAACTTCAGCAGCAGATTGAGGACCTAAATTTAATATTCCAGGTAAATATGCATTATAATAATCTTGTTGTTGTTGTTTAACTACAACTTTGTAAGTATACCAACCTAAGGGATTAGGATTTAATAATTTTCTTACAGTCATTTCACATGGTATAGTAGAACTATTAGAAGTAAAACTTAATACGTCTCCTATATTGTGACCTTCACCTGGATCTATAACGGTAAAAGAAACTATTGTACCACCGTTACCTACTGAGTTAATATTTATTTCTACTCTTTTACCAGGATCACCAGCTGAAACTGCAGCTCCAACTACAAATCCGGCTCCTCCAGGATCACTACTAGGTCCTGTAACTTGCATTGTTTCTACAGCACCTATAGGAACGTATAAACCACCATATGTTAAATCAGAAGTTTGAGATGGTATAGGTGTTGAGAATAAAAGCTTTATAGAATCACCAGGCCAAACGCCATTAGCTATAGTTGTATTACTATTGTAAGTAAGCAGTTCATCACCTAACGCTCTGTATGGATGATTAACTGTTGAACCTGAAAAAGTAAGTCCACCAAAAGTAGCTAACGACTCATCTAATGAAGAAAGTACAACATCCGAAGATCGTCCATACTTGTCTTGAAATATAATTCCAACTTGATAACTTCTGTTTTGTTTTACTGTATGGTTTTGAAATTCTTTAGATAAATAAGGTAATGTGTTTAAATCATTAAGATTACTAGTTTCAGGCATTTTAGGACCTATAGATAGTCTATAATCATTAGAATCAATAGAACCTAGTTTAGAAACATAATTACCATATAAAATTCTATTACCAGTTATCTCTTGAGATTGAGCTCTTATAGGTGCTTTATCAGCGACCCTTGTTAAATCAGATGTTGGTAAAGTTCTTATAGCATTTCTTGATTGATATATATATTTAAATTCACTTGAATTTAAGTTAGCTAAAGTAGAATTTTCAATAGTATCTACAACTTTAAAACTTTGATCTTCTGAGTCTTTATATATTATTTCAATAGCCTCTATACCATACTTAGACATAGCTACAGACCAGTTTTGACCATCTGGAGAGTCTATATAAATATCTGCTTCATCTACTTTATTTTCCATAAAAGAAACTACTGTAGATTCATAAGCGTCTATTTCATCTTTGTATTCTCCACCGCTTCCATATTTACCACTTATAAAATAACCATCTTGAAGTGGTATGAATATTGAAGGCGATAAAGGAGATATTAAAGAATATTCGTTGTCTCTAAATTTAAATCTATAACCAAACTTAATAAATTTATCTTTTAAAAATTGAGAATCACCAGGCCAATTAGCATTATAATCAGGGTTTAAGCCTACATCTATTGGGCAAGAAGTACCAGCACTTGGAGTACCTGAATTACCTTGAGGTATAGTAAAACTAGATGTAGAACTAGGCCAAGTAACTTTTATTTTATTAAAAGCACCACCACCAACTACCTGTGAAATTGTAGTATCAGGAGGTGTTAATGTTATAGGAGGTGTAGCAAAGTTTTGTATTTTAACTCCAACGCCTACCCAGTTACTCGGTACGTTAATATCAAGAGTTATTTCAGTATTGTTTTTACTAACTGTCAAATCACCGCTAGCAGTATCACATAATCCTTCTAGGTAAAAAGGTAAAAATTCATTACTAACATTTCTCATTGTAGACTCTACAACATTATTATTAATGTTATAAAACCTCATAGTTTTCCAAGGATTTATTTTTAATATACTTACTGTTTCTTCACAGCTATAATAATTAGGGTTCTCAACAGCTGTTTTTATATTTAATTTTCTAGGTTGATTTCTATTATCTGTAAAATATAAAAAACCTTGTAAAACGTTAATACCATCTATTCTGTGAGTTTTAGAAAAATTTAAAAAACTTCCATTTGCTAATATACTATCAGTTCCACTATTTAAATCTCGCATTGCTATATAGCATGTAGATTTAGCAGCAGCAGCGTGCATTCCTAATCTAGTTGGAGTAGTATCTGTGTAGTTAGTTGCAAAAACAAATATTCTTTGGGTCTCGTCATCAGTGTGAAGACCTATTGCTTCTATATTTAATTGATCTAAATCTCCATTAGATATATTAAAATTAGTTAATAAAGAGTTGCCTCTTACATTTTCTAAAGCGCCAACATCAGCTCCTTCAGATTTATTTATATTTACGTTTTGCGCATCTCTATATTCTCCGGCAGGTACTATTCTATCGTCTAAGTCTTTATTCATTTTAGACTTAGTAAAAGTATTTTTTAATTCAGCCATATTTAAAATTTAATCCATTTAGATTTGCCTCGCATAACTTGAGTAAATTCTTCTAATTTTATGTTGCTTAATCTTATTTTAGCATTTCTTAGTTTAGCACTTTTTTCTCTTTTATATCTTTGAACTACGTACTCTGGAAAGTTAGATCTTACCGCTATTATATTATATAATATATACATATATAAAGCTTCTTCAGCTAATTTAGGTATTTTGGTATCTTCATCATACGCTAAACCATCAGATATGTATTCTAATATTATAAGCTTATTAGCTAAGTTGCTACTAAAAGCAAACACACCTCTTCTTTCATCAATAGTAAACCATCCATTAGTTTGTGTTGTTTCTGGATTTAATCCATATCTTTGGCCATAAGCCATTTTCCACCAAGCCCAATTATAAACACCAGGATTTGACTGAGCATCTAAATTAAATTGTCCATTTAATAAATCTTGATCTTCAGCTCTCCATCTGCTGTTAGTAAGTGATTGAACAGCTTGTATATTATTACCATATATATCTTGAGTAGGAATACCTTGGTCATCTTGTAAAGGTACTTGTTGAGGGTTACTAGTTAAACGGGTTGGATATATAATATGTTTTATACCAGCATCGTCTATATAAGAAAGTTGAACGTAATTTACATAATCTTGAGGTAAGACTAAAGATAAGCTTGGTGGTATTGTTAACTCTTGAGATTTAACACTTCTTAAAGTATCGTAGCTAAACTCTTGTAATCCTCGCTTAGCATGGAATATAACATCAGATCTTTTAACTCTAGGAACTATTTTGTCAGTACCTACATAAGCAACCATAAAGTTATTTACGATGTCTATTAAGCTAGTATACTGATAGCTTTTATAATTGTCCCATAAAGAAGGATTATTAAGCTTAATTGTTATATCTGATCCAGCTGGTATAGCTGTCTGAGTAACAGTAACAGCAACTTTAGCACCACCGTTACCACTTGTTAGTGTTACTACATTTCCATTTGTATAACCAGAACCTGCTTCATATATAGTTCCATTGCCATTAGTATTATTTATTAATATACTTAATCCAGTTCCACTACCTCCAGTTGTCTGTGAAATACTACCAATTTGATAACCAGCACCTGTAACTGTTTGGTTAATTGCTGTAACTTCAGGAGTTGAAGTAAGTGTTAATTGTTGAGTTGATACTCCGTTAACAATAGTTGTAGATAAACTTCTTGTTAAAAAATAAGGTGATGTTTCTATAGTTTGTTCAACATTATCTACAAATACTTTATAATTATCTATAGATGTTTGAGTGGCTGTAGCATCCCATATTAAAGGAGTCATTGTATTAGGCCATGTTAAAACATTTGTATTATTAGCAGCTGCCGGAGTATAATTTACTTGACCATCATAATATTGTGAAGCTGTTTGTTTTATTAGTCCCATGTTTTATTATCTTTTTGTATTTACTTCTTCTTCCGCTAACTCTCTTGTTGCGGCTTGAATAACTTGTGGATCTCTTATTATAACACCAGAGTATTTTAATATTTCAAGAATAACTTCAGTTTGTTGAGTTTCATCTATCTCAAAATTTACAGATCCAGTACTAGGAATAACACCAGTTCCCGTAGTAGTTGGTTCATATACATATTGACCTGCTGTACCTATACTAAAAGCCCAAACAACATCTTTTGGTTTTCTAATATAATTAAAAGTTACATCAGTTACAGCTGGTGTTCCTGTAGAAGGAGGATAAACCGTTATCTTATTATTAGTATATATACCTATTGGAAAATTAGAAGTAGGTAAAGTCAGCGGTGATAAAGTTTGCTGTGTATATTCGCTTCTACCTACTAATTCTATTTGAGGAGCACCTTTGCCTAAATTATAGTTTATAGAGCCTAGTCTATGAACAGGATTAGCATTAGCAGGTGTACCTTCTATTGGTTGATTATATATATTTCCATTTACAGCTGAAGCTGAGTTGCTTTCTATAAATAATTGAAACTCTTCATATATGTGATCCATACGTGAAGCATAATCAACATCTGTTTTTGGCATGCGTAAATATTGGTTGTAGTCTTCAAAAAACTTTTCAAATATTTCTAATTGAACTTGTGTAGCAACTTTATTAAACTCATCTGGAGTTAAATAACCACGTTGCTCTTTATTCAATATGCTAAGTACTGTTGTATATACCGTATTTACGTTTATTGCCATATTAATATTTTTAAAAAAAGGTGGCGATTAAACCACCTTTATTATAATCACTTGTTATTTAAGTTTTTTCTGTATAGAGTTATAAACTTCAAGTCCTTCATCGGTTTTAAACCAAGCAGCCATAGCTGAATAAGGACTTTCATCAAATGGGGTAGTCATTAATTTACGACCATTCGCCGCCCATTTAAATGTTCTTTGATCACCATCTAGAGTAATAATTCCTTGTTCTCTAGCTACAATAGCAAAGTTTCTAAGTTCTACATTTTCATCTTCTGCTAATGAAATAAATAATACTGGATTTCTTTTAGCAAATAAAAGTATATCTCTCTTAAGCTCTTTAGAACTTAATTTATTTACTTCTGAACCTATTTCTGTTCTTAATATAGCTTCTGATTTATCTATATCCATTTCATAAGCTAAGTTTAAGGCTGTCATTTCGTATTCTATATATTCTAACTCATCAACAGCTTCTAAAACAGGATCAAATTCTTGAAAAATAATACCTTTGTGAGGGTGTTTATTTAAAAACTCTTGCAAATTTCTTTGTTGTTTTGGGACCGTTAACATACCTTTTTCAAAAACTACATGTTTTAAAGTGCAAGGACCTTGTTGTTCATCTACAAAACAAGATTTTTGATTAGTAGCATATCTCATTTCTCTTTCATAACCTAGCTCTGGATCAAACCAAACCAAACTAAATCTACGAGAGTGCCTACTAGGTAACGTATATGTTAAAGGCGTTTTATTACCCATTAAGTAATAATTTCTATCTTTATATTCCCAAAGATCTTTTTTTACTTCAGGTTTTGCTGCAGCCTTTGGCGCAGTCTTTTTCTTTTCTTTTGTTTCCATAATATAATATAATATAATAAATAAAAAGACCCCGCCGAAACGGGATCTTTATTTTTTTAGTCAGTATAAGTAACGCTAAGTCCAGAATTACCGCTGTCTACAACAGCAGAGTTCCAAACTATCTCAGGCACTAAATGCCCTTGAGCTTCTTTAACTAATGCGCCATCAGCGTCATAAGCTAAATCACCCTCGTCAGATATAGCTGCACCACCAGTAACTTTAATAGTGTAACTAGTGACATCTGCGTTAGCGCCACCGTTAGTTCCAGTATTCCAGTTTCTTGTAATTAAATCAACTTCATCGTCATCATTTGGCTGTGCAAATAACACATCGCCAACTGGTATTGTTTGATCAGTTGAATCTCCAATTAAGTCTCCATCAACTATAGTGTAAAATGCTACCGCATCAGTTTTTGTTGCGGTACCACCTGTAATAGCTGGTATTGAAACAACATCTCCTATAGAGTAGTTATCACCTGCTACAGTAACTGTTATAGTAGCAGTTGCTATAGTAGCATCACCACCTTTTGCAACTGTTACTTTTCCACCTGATCCAACTCCTGTAACAGCAGTTAAATCTTGAGCAGCTGACGCTCCAGTTCCAGTAACCGTGCCACCGCCAGTAGCGTTAGCAACATTTTTAAGAGCTGAAGTAGCTAATGGTTGATCTTTGTCTATTGGTACTAATATATAACCCATAATAATTGTTTTATACCGCGTCTCCTCTAAGAGCTGTGAAAGGCGTTTGCTTTTCTAGTCTAAAGTTTGCAGGTGTAGATACACCAGGGACGTCGTCAGTTAGTTTAAATATAGGACAACTACCAGGTTGTTGTTGAACTGTTTTTATAAGATTCATTAGTCTTGCTGCATCTGCGATGATAGCTTTTGATCCAACGTAATCTAGCTCCACTTTTAGTGATTTGCCACCTCCCATTGTATCTTCGTAATGAACGAAAAGATTTCCACTATCTTGGGTAACAGCATAAGCACCATCTACGTTTAACGACAAAGTCGTATTTGCGTTGTCAGGGCTAACAGCTGTTGTAGTTCCATTGTAAGGAAATTTAATTCTACTTGCCATAATTTTTATTATTTAAAGATTAATAAAGTGGGGATTGCTCCCCACATTATATACTATTTAAGCTCCTTTAAACAATACGAAATTGTTAGCAGCTTGAGTAACTAAACATCTTTCAGATAAGAAGTTTACTCTCATTGTATCTAAATCAGAAGTGAAAGCACCACCAACAGATCCAGTGATCCAAGACTTCATTCTACGATCTTCAGTTTCAGAAGCTCTATATCTTACGTGTAAGAAAGGACGTCTGATATTAGATCCTAGCATTTGATCGTATACTGTAGTAGTACCAGCCGGTACCATTACACCATCAATCTCATTATCAAGACCTCTAGTAGTAGCATCATTTAGATATTTCCAGTCAGTTTTATAGAAGTCATAAGAACCTCTTCTGAATCCAGAAAATCCAAAGTTTAATGCCATGTCGCCATCATTCTCGAATAAACCATAAGAAGCAGCTTGAGTAGAAGCAAATCCACCGTTAGTAGCAGCTAACATATCGTCAAAATCAAGAGCAGTAGCTCTAGATAAGAAAAGCATGTTTTCTTCAATAGCACCTTGCTTGTCTAAGTTTTTAAGTATTTCATCAAAATCACCTAAAGCACCAGAACCAGGAGCAGCAGCTCCAGCAAAACCAGAGTATACATTTCCATTAGTTTCTATAGCAGAAAATAAACCAGTACTTCCATATATAGCAGAACCATTTGCTCCAGTAGGACCAAAATTAGTTCCAAAAGTAGCAGCATTGTCATTAGGTACAGATTCTACCATTGCCATTTCTAGATAATCTTGAAACCTTAATCTAGTTTCAGATTCAGCTTTTAAATACCATAAGTATCCAGAAGTTCCGTCTTCAGTAGCAACTTCGATCCAGCCAATTTGAGCAGCATCAGAACCACTTATCTCATAATTATCTTTCATGATAATTGGAGAATTTTTAAAAGTAGTTAACTGTGGCTCAAGAGCTCCTTCCATTCCTTGACTTCCTTTTGGAAACATAGAACCATAAACAAATAAACTGTTAGAACCAGCACCAGTTACTAAAGCACCTGGTAAAGCTCCTCCTTCATATGCGTGACATGTTAATGTATATCCGTTGTTAGCTAAAGCAGTTACTAATAATTTAGTAGTAACTAAACCAGTAGCGTTATCAGAAACTAAAATTGTAGCACCAACTCTAATACCAGAAGTAGTAGGGTTACTAGCACCTTTAGTAATAGTTGCTGTAACTTCAGGAAAACCACCACCACCATTTGCTAATTGAACAGTGTCATAAGCAATGTGTAGTCTATTTTGTTCAGACCAAATTACTTGATCAGATGTCATAGGCATTTCAGCGCCTACCATTCTCAAGAAACCTCCGATTGTTCGGTTTCCGTATCTTTCTATCTCAGCTTCATAAAGCTCAGGTAGATATTGTTGTGACCATTGTGCAAAACCAGCTTCCTGAAAGTCAATATAATTGTCTTGTACAGTAACTTTGCTTGGCATAGGTACGATTGATGCGGGAAAAGACCCACCTATGTTAAAACTCATGTTTTATGTTTTTAGTTGTTGTTTTTATTTTTTACTTTAAATTTCAACTTAGAACTATCTGCACCACTAATTGCTCTTACTTTTAAACCATTAACAAACACATCACCTCCAGCTTGTGGCCTAGGTTCATTTGTTATATTTTTAGATTTAGCCATAACATCTTTTAAAGCATCGGCTTTGCCTTGCTCATAAAAATGATTAGCAATAGTATCTGCGTTATCAGCGGCGTACATAGCTTTGTGATAACCTACAGCATCAACAACTTCACCCTCATTGTTTAAGAACTTCTTAACAAAAGTGTTTAAGTTTGACTGTTTTTCAACAACATTAGATGTGTTTTGAACATTATAATGAAACTTCTTTTCTGCAAGATTAAATTCAAAACCTTTGAATTCATCAGAAAATATTTTATTTGTCTGCTCTACAAATCTATCATGTCGCTCTTCAGCTACTTTTTGTTCTTTGTTGTATCTATTGAAAAAGTCCATAGCTTTTTGTTGTTCTTGAGTTACGCCGGGTCTCAACTTGATTTCGTCGTAATATTTACTCTTTGTTTCTTCCAAAAAGTTTTTGGCTTTAGCAATTTCTTCTTTAGCGGCTAACCGCTTTAATTTAATTTCTTTTTCATCATCCACATCTTCGTCAAAAGAAAATTTATCTTCTAATAAAAAGTTTATTTCTTCTCTATCTAAATGTGGTTTTGTTTGCTTGTAATACTCTTGTAGCAATGTGTCATTATCTACTTTGCTGTAATCAGCATTTAATCTAACATAATCTTCAACTGTTCCACCAGTTTCTTCCATAAATGAAACTAGTTTTTCAATATTTTCAGGTAATTGCTTACCTAATAATTTTTCGTCTCTTTTAGCTTCTTTTACTTCTCTTTCAAGCTCATCAGTTTTTTCTTCTACTATTTCTGTAATAGGAGATTTTATTTCTTCTTCTTTACCCTCAACGGCAGTAGTTTGTTTTTCGTGTGTTTCTCCCACTTTCTCGCCATCTGCGGATCGTTGGCCCACATCCACTTTCGTTGTGCTTGACTCTTGAACGGCATTTTCTGGTTTTTTAGTTAAATCTACTTTGTATTCTTTGTTTTCTATTTTTTTAAAAGAAGGTTTTTTAATTTTTAAAGGTTCAACCTTCTCTTCTTTAAGTTTTTCTGACATAATATAATATAATAATTAATAATTACATTGGTTGCTCACCACCAATGCTAGGTGTAACTCCTTGTGTTGAATCAACCAAAGAGTTAAAAGGATCTTCAAAGTCAATAGACGCAGAGTTATTAGCTCTTTGACTAATCATTTTACTTTGTTGAGTTCCTTCTAGTTTTGTTCTTTTATCTTTTCTATCTTCAATAAATTTTTCTCTTGTAGCTATTTCTTGCAAGTCCATTTGTTTTAATTGCATATCATAACTAAACTTAAGTTCCATCAACTGCTTATCTATTTCAGCTTTTTTCATCATCTCACTTATATCTAGTTGAGATTTAGCTTTTTCAACATTTACTGTAGTTTCTGCTATACCTTGTTGCTTTTGTAACTCTGCTAATGCCGATGCTTCTGTAGCTTTAGCGTTTGCTTCTGCCTGTGCTTGAATATTAGCCTGTTGATTTCTTTGATCTCTTTCTGCTTTTCTTCTTCTTCTTTCTTTTAGCATTTGATTTGCTAACTTAATATTCTTTATCTCTCTAAGATCTATAGCATCTTCTAAATCTATTCCTCCAGATTGTAAAGCTATTTGGATATTCTTTTCTAATTGAGCTTGTTGCTCTTCGTCTGGTTCTAGCTCTATAAATATTCCAAAATCATGAAGATTTAAATCGCTTATTTCTGATAAAGTAGCTAGATTATATCTTGATATACTATTCTCTAAAGCTTGCTTTGTAAAAGGAAATTCTAATGAGTCGCTTATTCTTAATGATACATTTTCTGCTGTTCTAACAGTTAGATACGACATCGCTTGTACTAAATGTCTAGTTGCTGTATTAGATGCATTAGCGGCTAACTTTTGTAATCCTACTAACGTATCTTTACCAGGAGTTGAACCGTCTCTAGCTTCATTTAAACCTGTTACATCTCTTATCATCTGTAAATAATATTGATAAGTTTGTATTAGCGTATTTATTTTACCACCACCAGATCCAGTTTGTAATTCTTGTATTGGAACTTTACCTCTGTTAGGATCACCATCTTGAGTTAAACTTCTACCAACTATACTACCAGTTTGAAAATACATGTTTAAAGCTTCAGCTGGATTATAATTTGTACCATTACCTAAATCAACCTCAGCTAAACCATCCATATCTAAGAATACACCATCAGGTACCATTCTAGCTAATACTTGTTGTATCTTTAAATGAGTCAACTGTATCATGTCAGCAAAACCTGTAATTCTACTAACCACTGACTCTATACGGCCTTTATACATCCTAGGAGCACATATGTTATAATTCATTTTAACTCTAGTTGTATCAGCAAAAGGTCTTGTCATGTTTTCAGCTAATCCCCATTTCAACATAAGAGGGTGACCTAATATTTTAGCTCCACTATATAAAGTTTCTATAGTTCTAGATACAACTTCAAAATTATCATTTTCAGGCGGGTTAAAAGTATCAGGTTTTTCTAAAGCTTTTTCCAGTCCTGTAGCTGTTTTTTTAACTTTAAATACTTGATCAGAATAAGTTTTATATTCAAAATACATAACTTGAACTGTTTGTTGATCGTTTCTACCACTCCAGTTTCTTAGATATTCTGAATTGCCAGGATATTTTTGTATTTGTTCCATTTCCTCATCTGAAAGATATGGAAATTGAGTTTTTAAATCAGCTAAATTTATGCTTTTAACTTCTCCTACGTAATATATGTCTTCAAAATTAGGATCATCTGTGTAAGAATATATTAGTGTAGCAGGATCAACATAATCTACTATTATACCTTTTTCTTTACTCCAGTTAGTTTTTACAGCACCTATTCCTAACACTGTCAAATCTTGAGCTAATCTTCTTCTAGTTAAATCGTATTTATTTCTATTTAGCACATCTTCTAATAATTCTTCTTCTGCTATTTCTACAGACTGCTTATAATCTAGTTGTAAATGTAGTTTAACTTCTTCATCGGACTCTAGTCCTAATTCTTTAAATTGAGGTGACGTAATGGTTATACCTAATGTTTGATTAACTTGTTCTGCTAATTCTCTTTCTTGAACATCACGCATTAAATCTCTAGCGTATTTAGTTCTTTGTTGTATTGAAAATGGATCTACTGCAAAAGCTTTTAATTCGTAAGACTTTTCTGACATACCATTAACAACTATATCTACAAATTTAGCAATAACAGGTACTGGTTTCCAGTCTATATTTAAATAAGACAAATCTCCATTAATTGCTAATTCATCTTTATATTTTTGTACAGACTGTTCGCCTCTTGCATAAAGCCTTAAGTTATGATAGTTATTATAGTTAATGGCATAGCCACTACCCATTGCCCCACCTCTATAGTTTCTGAACCACTCTCCTTCTATAGCTCTACCTACAGCAAGACCATATTCTAAAGTAGCTTTTTCTGCATCTGGTACTACCTGACTGGGAAAAGAACTATTAGTGTTGTATGAAATTTGCATATATTTATTCTATTATTTTTGAAATTGTTCCTGAGTTATTATATCTACTTATACCTAGTTTAATAGGTTTGTATTTTTTATCAGGATTTGGTTTATATCTATTTTTATTACAAGCCATAATTGCTAAGCCAGAACTAATAGTAGCATCAAACTTGGTTCTATTATTTATATTAAAACCACTCCAATCTTTTAATGTTTGTTGAAAATACATATCTCCATATCCGTCTTGTAATTGACCAACGTATTCTTCAATGTAACTTTCTATAGCGGCAGCGTGTGCCTGTTTAATATCTTCACTTGAGTTAGGTATTCCACCTATTTCCTTTTCAGTTGTAGAAAGCTTATTCCAAATTTTATCAGGACGATTCATAGAATAACCTCTGTAACCTCTTCTTTTTAAGTAATATAATAACCTTGGTTTGTTATTTTCAGCAAGTATTGGCATACCATAAAAATGCAATGCCATTAATACATCTTCAAAGAATATCTCAGCTGTTTGTGGCCTTGATATATATTCTAAAAAGAAATGATTTGGTGGAGCGTCTTCCATTGAAAACTTTGTTAATCCATGAAGTGCTCCTTTACTGCCCTTACCATCAACAGTACCGCTAATGTCGTAACTGTCACAGCCAAAAGCTCCAATATGTTGATTACCAGGGTATTTAATTCCATTTTTTATAATCACTTGATTTTGTAGATTTTTAGGAGGTACCCAACTAATAATAAATCTACCATTTGTACTAGGCACGAAAACAACTCTAGTATCTTTTATTCCATCTTGCCACATAAAATTACCTTGTGTTATTGATGCAGCGTTATTTAATTCTTCGTTGTAATCTATTTGCTGGTATATTTTAGTTAAATTAAATAAACTATCTTTAGCTTCATCTCTAAAAGCATGTGCTTCTGTTCTTGGAAACTGCCTGTAGTATTCATTTAAACTATCTTGATCAGATTTTAATCCTTCTACTTCGTTTTGCCAGTGTTCAATAACTCCTGTCGTAATTTCGTAACCATCAACTCCTTTGATTGGAGCTCCTTGTCTAACGAAGACAGGTAATCCAAAAGTATCGATGAATCCTTCGTAGCTCCATTCCATAGGGATGAAAAGAGAGTAGAGGCCAGAAGATGTTTGCCCGTTTCTATTTCTTTTTGTAACGTCTGAATTGTAGTATAATTTTTTGAAGTTGCTTCCACCTTTATCTAATGCGTTTGAAGTTGAGCCCATCATACACTTGCCTACAATTCTAGAACCAAGACGTAATGTAGTTTTTGTAACTCTCCAGTTATTTAATATATTATCAGGTCTTTCCCATTTTCCACTTTCATCATGAGCTAATAGCTTTAGCTTTTCACCATCATAAGAGTTGTCACCTGTATTTTTCCAGTCAATAGTTGTATCAAGTCCGTCTAGTTCTCTAAGCTGTTCATTCGATTCAAGCTTTCTTCTAGTAAGTTTCGATGCTGGAACTCTATAAGCCAATTCAGTTTATGGCCTGTCCATACCATCTTGAATGGGTTTAAAAAAGAACGGGTAGTTAACTGATATGGGTACAACTTTATCCGTAAACATTTTCTTGGCATCTGCTCCAGACTTGGAAAGTATTCCAAATCTAGCATCGGAAGATATTGTAGCCTGGTTGACAAGCTCTGCGCTTGACATAAAAGAGAATCCAGATCGTCTGTTTTTAAGGTAGCACATACCATAACATCTTGTATCTGCTTTGCAAGCTTCCCAGAATATAAAGAAAAGTCTGTTTGACTCTCTAAAGTCTGGTGCTCCAACGTCAATTTTTGACCATTGCAAGTACATGTAATGAGTACCAGTAATGTAAGTATCAATACCATTATTACAAAACCAAAATCCTTTTTCTCGTCTAGTAAATTCATTATCAATATAATCGTACCATTTTTCTTTAAATTCAGCTGGATATTCATCCCAATCAAACCTACTTTTAATTTTACTTAATTCTTTTGGGTATTCTTGTTTTTCCCAATATTGTTCCGCTTTTTTTTCGCTTCGTTTAAACGGTTCATCTGCTGTTGGTAAAGCAATCCTGAGATTCTGTATTTCAATGATTTGTCCAATTTTACCTGTTTTACTTATTACTATAAAATCATAATCAGAATTATAACCATAATCCCATTTTTTAAACCTATTGTTTTTAGATAATATTTTAGGGTTTACAACATCTTTAACTTCTTTCCAAAGCGTTTGTTCGTGAGTCATTTGCTTCTCCCTTCTGCAAAGCCTTTAAAAGTTTTTTCTACTTTAACTTTTTTAGTTTTTTCATTTAACATATCTTCTTCTTCTTGAATACGTTGTAGTATCTCAAAAGCATCCATTATAGCTAATTTTTTAGTAGCGGCAGCATTTTTAAGTCTGTCAGCGCTTACGTCGTCGTCTGAGTCTACGATCTTTTCTTTTGCTACCTTAATTAGTTCTTCAATTGCCTTTTGCCCAGCTTGGATTATTTTCTTTTTCGTTTCCTTGGTATTCATGCGTTAAAGCTATATCATTTAATTTCATACAATAAAGTCGTTCACCCTCTATAATAAACTCAAACTCTGAGTTGGGTGTAAACGTAATAAGTGTTCCAGGTGTTATTCCTAGAGCTTCTAAGGCATTATTAGTATATTTTACTATACCAACATTAGGTTGTTCTTTCCTAGCCTTTAATAAGTTTTGGTTTTTAATTGGCTTTATAAAACAATAATCTAAATGAGGTTTTAAATTATACATATAGATTTGTTCAGGAGTAACAAAGTAAAGGTCTTTTTTAAAATAAGTCGAGCTATTACGTTCATTTCCTTTTTGATCATACCATCTTCTAAATATATTATGGTGAATATATAATTCATCTCCTATATTTATTTTAGTAGTATAAGCTGCAGGAGTCGAAACTACTACAGCTTTTTTACTAATAAATCTATGATCTTCAATGCTAGTATTGATAATAAGGTTATTATCATCAACTCTTCGTATATTGTCATACCTGTCTTTAAATGGTTTAACAATGAAACTATATAAGCTTTTCATTAGTATTTTAAATCATACTCTACTGATATAGCCATATTTTTATTAAACTTTTTCCAAGGTAAAACTTCATCATCTTTACTTATAAATATATTGTATGATTGATCTTTATCTTCAAAAAGAATATCGTTAATAATATGACCTCCGTACACCTCTTGACCAGTAGAATAATGCATAGCTTCATTCTTATAGTCAGAGCCTATACTAATCTTCCTTATTTTCACTGTACTCTCCAGTTTGTAGGTTTATATTAACATCACCATATTTTTTTTGTAATGTAGATTTTTCAGCTTCTATTTCTTGTCTTACTTTAGCGAGTTCAATTAATAAGTCTTGCTTATTTAATTCTAAATTACCTACATCTGATGTAAGTCTAGAATATTTAGTAGATACTTCTTGTACAGATTCTAACTCTTTTTTAGTTAATTTTTTTACTTTTGCCATTTTATTTGATTTTATTTAATTTAATTGTTTGTTTTTGTTTTAGTATACCGCTATCAAATTTGATCCCGATATAACACCTTTTGCTAAAATAGGAACTTTATCACCTACGACTGTTCCTGGTTGTACTAGTGGAAATGTTACTGCATTACCTGCTTCTGTTATTATTTTAACACTTTGTGCTGCATTTCCATTATATATAACAGCTCCTCTATCTTCTACTGATAGGCCTGGTAAAGTTAAGCCATTAGCTAAAACTTTTACTTTTAGTCCAGTTCCACCACCAGCTGAATTGTTTAAAGTAATCACATCATCTATATCATAGCCACTACCAGCTGCAGTTATTTCAACAGATGCTACGCCGTATACATCTGGATTTGTACTTAAAAGTACTAATGAACCTATTTTAACTTTCATACCAGTTGCACCTGAAGGTGCTACAGACGACTGAGTTAGTTCATCGCCTACTTCTGATAAAGCATAACCTGTTCCTACAGCAGTTATTTCAACAGCTTGTATAGCTGGTATTGATGTATTTATTGCTCCAACTGTAACTATTTTAGCGTCGTGGCCAAACACTCTTGGTTGAGCCATCATATTTCCTTCTAAACCTTTCATGTTTATTTATTTATCTTTGTTATTTTTTCAGCACCACGACTTCCGAAGTATGCTACATAAACTGTTACCAGTAATGTTTTTAATAAGTTTATCCAAGCATCATCAACTTGAAATTGCAAGTGAAAAGAATCTACAGCCATCATAAACACAGCTGATGCTGTTAAAAATATAAGAGCTAGAGGTCTTGTGTTTTTACTAAGCCAAGAGTCTGATTTCATATCAGATCTCCACCTACTTGACACTTCTTTCATTTCAGCTATATCTTGCTCTATAAACTTCATAGCTTGCTCTTTATCAACAGCCTTAATCTTATTATCACTTGATATAAGATTTTTTACTACACCAAGAGTTCCTTGGTTCGGTAATATGTCTCCTATAGCATCTAAAACCTTAGGAGCTTTACTAGCTAGAAAAGCCCCTACTTTAGTTTCTTTAAATGTTTTCTTTTCCATTAGTTTGCAGCTTCATAATTTCCAGCCATACCTTCTCCTTTTACTTGAGCAGTCATTGATTGATTAAGAGCTCCTGACATATCTCTTTCTGCTACATCTTGCGCGCGAGAAAAAGGATATTTTTTCGTTCTATCTCCTTCACCCCTTGATAAAAGATTTCTATATGTTTCTTGATCTATCACTTGATGTAACTTACCTTTCGTAGTAGGAGTGTTATTAAACTTATGATATTGAGTATCGCCTTTTTTATTCATATATTTGACAATTCTAGTGCCTTTATCATTAACAAACTCACCTTTTGGTTGATAACCATCTCTAATCATATAATTGACATTTCCGCCAACCTGCTCTGCCGGTCTATCTACTAATTTAGCCTGTCCTTCTTCTTCTTCTTCACCAGTACTAGAAACAGTATTGCCACTTAGTTTAACTGGAGAATCTGATATTAAACCTCTTTTCTGCATAGGAGAATAAGAACACTTTTTCTTACCTATTGGTGACATTTTAAAAGCCATTATCTATTGCTTTTGAAATGCTTAGATAATACACTTCCTAACTTTTTAAGTTGTCTAGCTGGAGCTGCCATATTCTTAGCTGCATATCCACCACCATCTTGATTACTTTTCATTTTAGTAGGTGAAGCTTCTTTCATTGGCTTCATTCTTTTAAAGGTCGCCATCTCATGTTTCTTTTCATACGGTACCATTTTCATTGGCTTAAACTCAGTGTTACCTGTACGTTTACCTGGTCTAGCGCTAGAACCTAGTTTAACTGCCATTTTTTTAACTTTACGTTTTTCGCCACCTTTCATCATACTTGGAGACTTTTTCATTTTAGCAGCAGAATCAATAGCCATAACTTTAGACATTTTTTTATCAGCTTTTTTAAAACCTTTATCAATTCTTTTATCGTACCTTTTTGCTGAGACGTCTTTTTTTCTAGGTTTTAAATTTCCAGGTCTACCTCTAAAGTTAGATAAGTTATCAAACTTTTCTACCTTATCCATCAATTTAGCTCTTTTCTTAGAAGGATTTTTCATTTTAGCAGGAGATTCACCAGCTGCCATTTCTAAAGCTTTTTTCTTTTCGTACTTAGCTTCTTTTTTCTTTCCAGACTTATAATCAGCAATAGCATTTCTAGCGTAGTCTTGCTCTACTTTTTGCTTTGATTTTTTAATTGGTGCAGTTCCTTTTGTTTTTACTTTAGATGGATTCTCTGCTAAGGGTTGAGCATTAGAAGCATATGTAGTTTTCTTTACATATCTTTTTTTACCTTTTCTTTTAACTGTTGGATTTTCAGCTAAAGGCTTAGCATTAGAAGCATATTCTCTTTTTACTCTTGTAACTTCTTTTTTCTTGTTACCTTTTACAGTCGTCTTAGTAACATTACCATGCGCATCAGTGCTTTTTGATTTTTGTTTTTTCATTGGCGCTTTCATTTTAGCAGGTGATTTATCCATCATTTTAATTCCTGACTTAGATAACATTTTAGCAGGAGCTTTTAATATTGCTTCTTGTAGTTCTTTTGGTAATTTCTTTTGTCCGCCAACCAAAGGTTTTTTAGCAGGTGACTTCATTTTAGCCGGTGCTTTACCTTGAGCACTAGACTTGTTTCCAGAAAACTTCTTATTTTTCATTTTCTTTTCCATACCTTCAGATTCATCTCTACGAGATTTCATTGATTGTTTTTTCTTACCGTTTTTAGCTCCTAAAGAGTCATCTAAACGTGCATTATATCCTTGTTTTTTCATTGTTGTTGGTGATTTTCTATTTTCGACAATTACATCAGAAGAGCCTTCTTTGTTTTTTCCTTTAGCAAATTTAGTATGCAGTCTTTGTGATTTTTTAGTACCACCTGCAGCTCTTTTAACTTTAGTTTTAGTAGTTCCGTCTTTTTTTGTTTTTGTTTTGTGTAGTTCAACAGTGTTTGATAATCTTGAAGACTTTCTTTTCTGGTAAGGCTTGTTAGGATCATCTTTAACACCACTGTCATAAGCTTTTTCGTGCTTGAAAGTTTTTATTTCTACTTTTTTACCTTTTTTATCAGTGTAAGATCTACTTTTATCAGCTACTCTATTTTTGTCTCTTATAACAGCTGTTGGCTTACGTTTTTTAGTAGCTGGTGACTTTGCTCTAGCTTTTTGCTTTGCAGTTGGCCCTGAGCCAGCACCTTTCATTTTAGCATTAGCTACAGATCCAGCAATTTTAGTAGCTGCTGTTTTGCTTTTGCCTTCTTTCATTAATTTTTTTACTAAACTTTCAAAACTCATTTTTTCTCTTTTTTGTATGCTTCTTGTTCCCACGGAAACGACTTACTACCTTCCATGATCCATTTGCCTTTGTATTTTATTTTACCGTTTTTACGTGGATAAGATTTTCCTTCCCACTCTATAGATGTATCAGAATAGTTTAAACCTTTTTTACCATTTGATTTTTCAAATCTTTTAAATTGATTAACATGAACTTCTTCATGATCTATAACTTCCTCAAGTTGCTTAGGATCATCTATTCTATTATTAATAGTTATAGTGCCGTTATTGTTAGCTCTACCTAAAACATCGTTCTCGTCATCTACCATATATATTGGCGTTGTTTGTTTCTCATAAGGAGATTTTAATTTAAATGCCATAATATATATTTAACAATTCCATCTACGTCTAGCAGCTCTACCTCTTTCACCAGTCCATCCTTTTGATCTAGCACAAAATGATTTTCTACGTTTTGCATCTTTACTACCAGGTTTTAACTTTGAAGGATCTTTTGTTACTGCAGTTTTTAATTTACTACCTGGATTTTTTCTTTTGTATTCATTAACACCTTTTTGTGTCATACCACCACCTGCTTTAGCTCCAGTTCCAGTAGGATTAGCTTTATTAAAGTTTTTACCTCTACCAATAGTTTTTCTTGGCTCTGCTTTTTTAGCAGGCGATTTTTTACAACTACCTTTTGTACCTTTAGCAGTTCCTGGAACTCTCTCATAACCTTGCCAACATTTAGCTGGAGATTTTTTCTCACCTGGCGCTTTTTCACCACATTTCAAACTAGGATTAGCAACTTGTCTCCAATCTTGTTTTACCCAGTTTTTTAAACTACCTCCACTACTAGTGCCTGTAGTATTACTTTTAGAAGATCTTTTATATTCACCTGCTGCGCCTGCTTTTCTTTTAGCTCTAACTATTTTGGATTTTTCACCAGAGCTCATGCTTCTAATTTTAGCTAAAGGTAAACATACTTTTTTAGTACCACCGCCTTTTGCTCTAACTTTTCTCATAGCAGGACTTTTATCTTTAATGCTACTTAAATAACCATCAATTATATTAGCTTGCTTTTCGTGAGCTTTAACTGATTTTTTAAGCTGTGATGATACTTTTTTTAATTTACTTGCTTCCATTTTGTTTTAAGTGGTTATACATAGCTTTTCCTAATTTTTTACCCATATCAGAATCATATTTATAATGAGCTCTTGCTACATTTCTAGCGTCTGATATTTCGTTTCCTACTTGCAAAAACTCATCGTTGTCGTATTTATCAGCTAAATAATTACCTATTAACACGCCTTGGGCAGAGTGACCTGAAGGATAAGATGGTGTTTTCATAGAAGCTAGTTCTAAAGTATCTATGTCAATACCATATTGTTTTGCTTGATCTTTTGGCCTAGGTCTATTATAATATTTTTTTAGCTTTAATATAACACTAGCAGATCCATCTGTTAATTTATCTATTTCCTGTTTGTCTAGTTTTATATTTTTTTTATCTGCTACTTCTTTGAAAGATCCATATATGTTGTCTCTCTTTTTTACAAAGCTTTTGTTAATAGGTATGTTTTTTAAAGATTTTATCTCTGATAAAGTTCTTAATGAACCATCTGCAGGAGGAGGCATATTCTTAAATTGAGAATAATCAAACTCTTCAAACATTTTAACACTTACCTTTACCTTGTTGTTTAGAAGCCCACATATTAGCATAAGCTGATGGGTAAACATCAAACTTTTTTCTAGCAGCAGCCTTACAAGATGCTGATAGTTTTCTTAACGCTGGTGAGTTATTTACTTTTTTCATAACTTATAATTTTCTACCTTTTTTATCAACTTTTACTTCTTTTACTATTACTCTAGTATTAGGTTTTTTGTTCTGTAATTCTTCTAACTGTCTATTAAGCTCTTCTAGCTTACCATCAGCTTCTGTACCATCTTTAATCATACTAGCAGTTATACCAATTTCTTCTTTTAATATATCTTGAGTCTGCTCAAGCATTTCTACTTGATCTTTTAGTTGGATTATCATCTTCTCGTTCCACTCTTCTTTTAGTTCATATTCTAAGCGAGTAACTTCTATAGGTGGTAATTTTCTAGCTTCTTCAATATCTGCTTGTAGTGTATAATACATACCTACAAAAGAGGCTGTAACCATTATTATCGCTACTACAGTTTTTAAATCAAGTTGTATGTTAGTGTTTTCAGAGATCTTTGTACTCATTGGTTGCATCAAATGATGGGCATGCTTTATTAGCAAACTCATTGTGTGAATAAATAATAGCATCTGGATACATAGCCTTTAACGTTTTAAGGACATGTAACAGACTTTCTTTTTGTATTTGTGTTCTAGTATCCTTCGGAGTCTTACCATCTGCTTCAACGCCTCCACAATAACATAACCCTATGCTATTTCTATTATGCGACTTGCAATGAGCTCCGACACGATCTATATCTCTACCTTTTTTAATAGTTCCATCTAGTTCGATGTAGAAATGATAGCCAATGTCGCTCCACCCTCTAGAGTTAACATGCCAGTCTCTTATTGTTTCAACTGGTATGTCTTGTCCTTCTCTAGTAGCAGAGCAATGTATAATAATTTCTTTTATATTTCTCATTTTATCTATTTACGAGTTCAGTCACACCTGCTTCTTCACTAGCTAAAGCTCCTCCTTTTAAACCTGATTTTATTTTTTTATCTGCTTCTTGATACTCTGCATCTTGTACTCTAAAATTACCTGCAGCATTAAAATAATCTCTTTTAACTTTCTTAGTTTCACCAACGTTTACTAAGTTTGTTTCTCCAGTCATTCTATTTACAACCTTTATCATGCCTGTCTTAGGATCCATCTTAGCGCCGTCTGCTACTTGATTGTTCATATACAAGTTATACGCAGCTTCTCCTTCAGGTGTTTTGTTAAACCTTTTAAATGATTCTTGCTCTGCTTTATGAAAATCCATATTTGCTTCTCTTCTAGCTCTAGCAGTTTCCGTTTCTCCTTCAGTGATTTTTATAGGGCTCTTGCTTAAAAAACTATCTCTCCAGCTCATATTTTATTTTTCTTTTTTCTTTAGTAAATACCATTTGTGAGCAGTATAACCTAAAGTGGTTAATAACAATAGTATAGACAATACAGGCTCTAGCCATCCTAGACTAACAACCGTAGCTGATGTTATATTTAAACAGTACAGCTTTAAATCTTCTAAACCCATTATCTTTGAGCTAATAATGCTGGATTACCTTTATATTCGATATTATCGATTTGTCTTAATGTTGGTGTGATTGTAGAGTTATTACTTTTCATAACTCTCGTGCCTAGCTTACCGCATCCGCATTTTAATTTTACTCCTGTTCCTGTAATTGGTTTCATATCTTTGTTTTTGATTATCCAAAAGCTGGTCTTACACCTTTGCCTTTTTCAATTTGTTTTTGATTTTTTTTATACGACTTAGCAGGGTTTTTCATATCTTTTTTATATTTTTCCTTTGCTTTATCTAGTTTTTTTTTATCTTCATCTTCTCCATCTTCTTCATCATCTGCCATTAAAGCTGCCCTTTGTGCTGCTAAAACACCTTCTGCCGCACCTAAAGAATTATCTATGGTTTGCGCTGTTCCTGGATCATCATAGTTGTTAACTGGAGACTTCATTTGAGTTGGAGATGGTGGCATGTTCTGAGCTATATTATTAAACTTTTGAAAAGCTTGAGCTTGCTGTGCTGACTGCATACCTGGATCTACTATTGTTCCCATAGGCTGCATACTATTTAAACTTCTATCAGGTACACCTGCTCTATTTGGCATAGGCATTTGGCCTGGTACCATTTGACCTGGTACATTAACTGGAGCTCCACTAACTGGGTCTACAATTTTAAATGGTGATTTTCTATTTTTCATAACTTATCTTTATTTGCAAAGCCTATAGCTTTTGCCATAACCTTGTAACTATATTTATTATTCTTATCTAATATTTTAGTAGGCATATCTTCTTCACCTAACATAATACGATACATTCTACTTATTAACTGTTTGCACTTGTAGGATACTTTATATATGTGATATTTTTGAGTGGTGTGGTTTCTTTTCCTCCACACTGTAATCCACCCTTGTTTCAATAATCTGTTCCAGCGCCTGTTGTCCCAGCTATAAGAGTACGTACCTTTCTTAAAATCATCCTTAGTAAACATATTTAATGCGTCTAAGTATATCAATAACTCAAGGTCTGCATCATTAAGATTACATGTTTTGCAAGCCCATTTACGTATTATTCTGTAATGTTTTAATAAATTAAGATCTTTAAGATCAGAAGAAGTTAATTTTCTCATAATATAATAACTACATCATGTTCTTTAATAACTTTATATTCTTCTTTTTTTATTTCAATATTAAATCCAGATGATTTGTCGTAATAAACTTCATCTCCTTTTTTTAATATAGAAACATCAGAGCCAGGTTCTACAACCATAGCTCTTCTGTATCTAACGTCTTCTCTTTGCTTTTCAGCTAGAATTAAACCTCCTTTTGTAGTTGTATCAACTTCCTTAATAGGATTTATAACTATATATTTACCTATTGCTCTCATGCTCTAATATTATTTATAACACAATCAGTAGATAATATAGTATTAGCAACAGAGGCAGCATTTATTAATGCGCTTTTAGTAACTAACAAAGGATCTATTATTCCGGCTTTTACCATATCAACCGTTTTTCCTGTAACCACATCTAAACCTTTACCATCTTCAAGTTTAGTTAAATTTTCTATACCAGCGTTTTTAAGTATTAATTCGTAAGGTCTCCTTATAGCTTGGTATAATACTTCTTCACCAATACAAATTGGTTTCAAATTAAAGCTAGCGTTTAATAAAGCTACTCCGCCTCCAGATACTATACCTTCTTTTATAGCAGCTTTTGTAGCACAAATAGCATCTTCAACTCTATCTTTTTTCTCTTTAAGTTCTATTTCAGAATTAGCGCCAACCTTAACTGTAGCAACTTTAGCTTTTAACTTAGCTAATCGTTTTTCTAGTCTGACTATAATGTTAGGATTTTTAGTATCTTTAATTTGACTTTCAATTAAACTAATCGTATCATTTACCTCAGTATTGTCTGAAAGATCAACTTGTAATATAGTTTCCTCATGATTAGTTATAGCTTTTAAACATGATCCTAAATGTTCAGGTTGTATAATATCCATGTCATCTCCTAAATCTTCGTTAATAAGAGTTGCTCCTGTAACTGCACACAGATCGCTTAACACATCTTTTTTGCTAATACCATAAGTAGGCGCATCTAATATATTTACCTTTATATTACCTTTAGACTTATTCATAGCTAAAGCTGAAACTACTTGTTGATCAACATCTGCAATGATAAGAAGACTCTTACCATTTTTAATAATAAATTCAAGGACCGACTGAATTTTCCTTATGTTGGTTATTTGTGACTCTACAATGAGCACGAGCGGATTATCTAATTCAGCCGTTCCTTTTTGTTTGTTGGTAATAAAATGGTTGTTCTTTAACGCTTGGTCATATTGAACACCCTCTATTAACTCAACTACAGTCTCTGGCTGCTCGTTTGTTTCCATCATAACAATGCCAGTCTCGTCTACTAATCTGAATGCTTCTCCTATAACCTTGCCTAGCTCCTTATCATTATTAGCTGATATAGTAGCTACTTGGTCTATCCTTGCTCCACTTACCTTTCTACTTTTTTTATTTAAATATTTTATAACTTTATCAACACCTGATGTAATACCGTTTTTCATTGCTCTAGTATCATCTAACAAAGAGTGTTCGTTAGCTTGATCTAATATTGCTTTAGCTAATACTGTAGCTGTAGTAGTACCATCACCAGCATCTGACACTGTTCTTTGAGCAGCTTCTTTAATTAAAGTTGCTCCTATA